TGTAGCTGCGGGTATTGCAGTAAACGCTTTGAGTATAGGTATGTTACCAACTGTTGCAGGATTAGCACTTATGAGACAAGCTTTTTCAAGTCCTAGAATTTTAAATATATTAGCTAGTAAAGATCCTAAAGCCATTGGTAGAGTAGTACAGTTTTTTATTAGGTCTGCTAGACAACTTGGCATAAGATTAGTTGGGGATGCAGTTTCAGAAGGAAGTGCACAAGCAGAACGTGGCATTGAAAAAGGTCAAGAAGAGTTTCAAAATATACGAAACCAAAATCCAAATGTTAAACCTTTTGAAGAATCTTTAAGAAATTTAAGAGAACAAAGCCAAAGAGATATTAGAAACTTACAATCTAGCACTCCTTTGCCCGAAGTAGAACCTGTTAATGTAGATCCGCTTTCTCCTGAAAGATTGGATTTTGCAGAAAGATTGGCTAATAGACCTGTTATTTAACAATCAAATCTAATTTTCTTTTTCTAAATAATTCCATCATGTTTTCATATCCTTTTGGATATATGTCTTTACACATGTGTATCACTTGATAATTTGTATTGTAATGATCGTAAAGATTATCTAAAGATTTAATGTTTGGAATATTAAAACTTAAAATCTTAAAACAGTCTTTTGCAAAAGTTTCTCTTTCTTTATTTGTAAGCATCTTTAACATTTTCTTCTACCATATTATTTCTAGCTACACCTTTCCATTTTTCAGCAGTTCTCAAACCACCAAGACCAAGTAAAGATAAAGTCAAAGTCATTAACCCTTCTGTATTTAGCACAGGTGGTTGTATTGACGATCCAGAAATAACTACTACCCAATTCATTATAGGAGCTAAGAAAAAGCTCCATAACAAGCCCAAACAAGCCACCCACATGATTGCTGGCCTAGCCCCCGCTACAAACACAGAAGCGTGTTTAGCTTGAGCTAAATTAATTTCATTTTGTTGTTTTGATAACTCAAACATTTGAGTTTTGATTGCATGTTCAAGTTCCATTTTTTTTGTCTTGTCAGGAACTATCTTGTCTAACAAACCTGTTATTGGGCCTAAGAATTTATCAATCATCTGATTCACCTCGTAGTATTTTTTCTAATTTAGCTTTTTTCTCCTCTGTACTATCAACATGTAAATCTTTATCGATTATTTTTTCTAACTTTAAATAATCAATCCTTTGATTTGGAACATATCTCCAAGTATAACCATCCTTAGCCGTTACGCCAAAGACAGAAGTAGTCATGCCGATTTTAATTACAACAGCCTCCTCTCCATCTAGTTTTACTTTATCACCTTCTTTAAATTGTGGATTCATTTTAAAGTTTAAACCTTTAATGAAACTTACTGACCAATCCTTTAAGGCTAATCCTGAAATTACTGAAGCAACAAAAATAGACAACTCTAAATAGTATTGCTCTATATTCATATAGCATATTCTAAAACCCTATCTCCTCTCTGTCCAAGCCTAATGGCTTTTCTGACAAACATTTACATATATCTTTTGGAAAGTGAACATAAGGCTCGTTATCTTCTTCAAATTTTGGATCCTCTTTCAAATTCATTCTTATATCGTATTCATGTTCAGGATCCCATTGATGATACCAAACGCTATCTTTCATGGCCCAAACAATAATAAAAGGAACGCCACTTGCTCTGGCGAATGATGCACCCTTTCTTAATTTATTTGCAGACACAATAAAAGTTTCATACTTGGTTGCAGGAAAAGAACGACATTTTACTTCGCACCAAAAACAATTATTCTTAGACTCTATCCAATAATCTAAGCTGTAATTGGTTGGCAACTTATGACAAGTTACTCCCCACAATCCTTCTAAAAAACCTGCTACTCGTTCTTCTCGCTTTTGATCATCTTTAGTTTCTAAACTTGGTGTTTTCATAATTTACCTCATTTAACAATTTCAACTTCCGATTGTGTTTCTATTACCACTCTAGCTCCGCAAGACAAAATTGGTTTTTCATTACCACCATATCTAATAATACTGTCTCCAAGTATTTTGACTTCATGGCAGTAGGTATTATTTTTACCTTGTTTGACTGTAATTACAGGCTCATTAGTATTATTTTTTTTATTAGATCTAATTTTGTGTTGATTAACGTGTATGTATGTTTTCATAGTTATTCTTCAAAAAAGTTTGGATCGACAGCCACTAATCTTTTAGTTGGCCTTCCTTTTCCTCCCACTTTTACTTCTACCTCTTGAATCTCTCTAGCATTCATAAGTCTTTCAATAATTTCTTTTACCTCATAAGACTTCATACTTCTGAACAGCTCATGCCTATCTACTTCTCTTTTAGATATACCCTCACCATTTCTTGACCTAATAAATGACAACACTTGTTTGATTTTTGATTCAATCGCTGAACTTGCCACTCTATCTCTACAAGCTTCAATAAATAGCAAGTCGTAGTATCTGACAAAATCAACACACCATTTCATAATATCCCCTGGAATCTTTTTTGCTTTGGGGTTCTCCGCAAGAGTAACTGAAAGGGATAGTCGCATGGCTTTTTCTCTAGATCTTGATAGTAATGGCTCTAAATTATCTTTCTCAAGTATATCTTGCCTTTTAACGATCTCAGATGCAAAGTCCTGCAGCACTAATTCTGCGTCTTGGTCAAAGTCTAAGACGACTTGCTCCAAATCAATATCGGCATTGTCAATAGCTACTTCATAAAAATCATTAATAGGTCGTCTTACATAATTAACCCAATTTACAATTCTTAATGGTGCGTCTCTAAACTTTTTAAGTTGTGCTACTCTTCTTGGCTCTTTTGACTCTACGATTAAAAATCTATTAAGAAAACCATCTGCTATCCTGCCACTATTCAAAGCTTTGTAAAAGTTTTTAGGAACTGAAAGACCAACCAAAGTTATGTTTGGCTTGTGAGTTACTCTATTCATAAATTGATCTTTATATTGATCAGGAACATTCATCAAAGAATAATTATCAGGTCTTAAAGTACCATGACACCTACCCCAAGCTTCCATCAAAGTTTGCAGTCCATCTTCTCTGTTAAAATTTTGCTGTCCACCTATTGACTCCAACCTTTTACCAAACTCATCCATAATGGTAATTTGTGTTGGTCTTTGTCTAAGTATTGAGTGCACAGCTCCACTTGAAGTATAGCCATCTCCTACTATCAGCTTTGAATGTTGCGATTCGTTTAGTATGGTTTCTACAAATGTTTTTATGTTTTCTTTTCCTTGTCCTGACTTGGCAATACACATAAAAAACAAACTAGAAAAATTATTCATGTTAGTTCTATAAACTCTGCCACAAGATACTGATGCTAAAGATAAAGCAGCGACCATAGATAATTCAGGTTGTGGTACTTGTGCAATATCTTCGCAAAAGTTATACATGTCTTTTAATAATCCAGGTGGATCATATAAATCTTTTGGCGGTTTTATATTATCAACTGCTTGAACAAACAAAGGAGCTTTTTGATTTTTTCTGTCATGCGTAGATTTCACGCTATCAACAACTTGATCAATTTCTCTAATAGTAAGTGGCGGATTGTTATTAGTGTTCCACGACCTTAAAAAGAATTTTGTAAAGTTAAGGTTTACATTTTTAGAAATCATATAACCTGCAATTCTTGCTGCCTGATCATTCCTTGATCCTTCATTAACTCCATCAAGAGAGAAAGGTACAGTTATATTTTTATCTTTAGCTCCTGACTCTTTAGGTACACCTGTAATTTTGTACCATTCTTTTTCCGTAAAATCAGGTAAGTCTCCAATATCATAAACACTCCATCCATCAAGAAAAACAGGCTTGTAAATTGCACCGTTTGCATGTCTATTGTAAGGAGCAATAATTAATCCGCCTTCTCCTCTAATATCAATAAGTCTTTCTATTGGCGTTTCATTAGTTCTTCTTGTGGCAAAGGTCGTAAAGTTTTGTGGATTGTTGTAATAGAAGTGCATACCCTTACCCGTAATAACTTTATATGGAGTTACTGGTAGATTCTCCTCTACCCAAGACATAGCTTCGGGAGTATCTGCATCAACAACAATAAATTTACCGCAAACAATAGCAACAACAAGATCATCTCTATCTTTAAACCACTCTTCAACTTTTTCTCTCTCTGGTCTTTTAGTTTTATATTCTTCCCAAGAACCTAAATTTTTTGGGGGCTTTTTATCTTTCCTCTGCAAAGGAATTACGCTAAGGCCTTCTTCATAATAAGCCATAGCTAATTCATAAGGAGAGTCCTCCTCTGATAAATTTATTTGAAACATTTAAGATTGAAGATCTTTTATGTTTCCAAATATAGATTCGTAAGTAAGCTTACCCTCTGTCGCTTTAATTATTTGATGAGCTTGTTTTATAGATGGATTTCTATATCCATAACGCCAAGCTTTAATAGAGGCTTCAGAACAATCAAAAGTTGATGCAGACTCCTTCACTCCTAAAAACTCAATATAGTCCTTGAGTGAGTAGTGCTTTACTTTTTTGTTTTGAAACTCTGGCTCATGTCCAGATTTTTTTAGATTTTTTAGTGCTTCATCCGACAGTTTTTTTTGTCGGTGATAGTAATTAGCTTTCCAAATTTCATTCATTTTTTTGCTCCTCTTAATAAATGTTTACACATAGTATAGTATAGTCTATAATCTTTCAAGTTCATTAATTAAAACAGAGAGGTGAAGAGTGAGCATAAAAAATAAAATTGTTACGCCTAGTCAGTTAGTAGATGATCAAGGAGCTAAAATCCTTATCTTCGGTGAAGCTGGTTCGGGTAAGACAACTATATGTGAAACAGCACCAGGTAAAACATTAGTTATATCTGCTGAGGCTGGTTTACTTTCTATTAAAGACTCTACGAATGTTGATGCTTTAGAAGTTAAAGAAGCTGCTGAAGTCATGGAGATTCATAGACTTTTAGAATCTGGTGAAATTAAGTATGACACCGTTTGTCTAGATTCAATATCTGAGATAAGTGAGATCTTACTTAATTTTGAAAAATCAAGAAACAAAGATCCTAGAGCTGCATACGGTAATGTGCAAGAAAGCATG